TTAAAATTTGTACCATAACAAATAGAGGAGTTGGTCTTGGAACTGCTAATATCACATATACAAATGTCCCCATTATGGGAGATGGTGAGGGTGGTAAAGCAACCATTGTAATCAATAATGATTCAAAAGTAGAAACAATAACAGTTTCAGATGGTGGATCTGGATATACTTTTGGTAGTGTTGATTTAGTAGCAGGTGGAGTTCCTACAGGAACTACAACACCTACATTTAATGTAATCATACCTCCACCAGGTGGACATGGAAAAGATGTTTACTTAGAATTAGGTGCATTGAATGCATTAGCATATGCTCGTTTTGAAAATGATTCAGAAAATCCAGACTTTATTACAGGAAACCAATTTGCTAGAATTGGTATTTTAAAAAATCCTCAAGCTCAAGGATCTGATCAATTATTAATTTCAGATAAAGCAAGTGCTGTATATGCATTGAGATTGACAGGTGCTGGATATAGTTCAGCAGTTTTTACTCCTGATTCTTTCATCACTCAAACAGTGGGTATTGGATCTACTGCTGTTGGTAGAGTTATATCATATGATCAAACTACAGGTGTGTTAAAGTATTGGCAAGATAGAACAACTGCTGGATTTACATCCACAGGACTTGCTGAAGCAAACCCAATATATGGTTTTAGGATGAACAGATTTTCACACCTTATAGAGGCACCTGGCACTGCTACAGGTGGAAGTTATACCATCAATGGGGGTAGTGTGGCTGTTGGAATTGACACTGGATTTCAAGGTGTTTCAACAGTGATAAATAATAAGACATATTATTTGGGTCAGACCTTTGTTAGTGGTGTTGCCCAACCAGAAATTAAAAAATATTCTGGTGAAGTAGTATATGTGGATAATAGACCTTCTATTACCAGATCTAGTTCTCAAAAAGAGGATTTAAAAATAATTTTGCAATTCTAAAAAATCATGCCTAAGGAAACCAATTTAAATGTAGCTCCCTACTTTGATGATTTTAAGCCTGATAGTAATTACTATAAGGTGTTATATAAGCCTGGTTTTCCTGTTCAAGCAAGAGAACTTACAACCATGCAATCTATCCTTCAGGATCAGATTGAGAACATGGGTGATCATTTCTTTAAAGAAGGTGCTAAAGTAATACCTGGTGGAACTGTATTTGAAGATCAATTTTTAGGAATACAGATTGAACCTGAATTTTTAGGAGTTCCTGTAAATTTATATTTGGAGCAGTTAGTAGGAAAAGAAATTAAAGGTGCATCATCAGGGGTCACTGCTCAAGTAATAACTTACATTACAGATGAAGAATCAGATAGAGGAACTTTTACTTTATACATTACATATAGAGAAGCTGCTATAGATAATGACACAGATGAGAATGCATCAAATGAATTTTTTGACAATGAAGTTTTACAAACAGTTGAAGATATAAGTTTTGCCACTACTTTCATAGCTGCAGGTGAGGGATTTGCAAGCACCATAGCATCAAATGCTTCTGTTACAGGCATGGCATATCAAATGAATGCAGGAGTTTATTATTTGAGAGGACATTTTGTAGATGTTGATGATGAAATTTTAATATTAGATCAGTACAGTAATTCAACAAGTCATAGAGTTGGATTTGAAATAATAGAAGAGATTATATCTGCAGATGTTGATCCATCTTTAGCTGATAATGCACAAGGATTTAATAATTTTACAGCACCAGGTGCAGATAGATTAAAAATTACTGCTTCATTAATTTCTTTTGATATAGATCAACTTAATGATGAAAATTTTATAGAGTTAGCAACAATTATTGATGGAGGAATAGAAAGTGATACTATTAATACAAACTATAATTATCTTGGGGATGAATTAGCAAGAAGAACATATGATGAATCTGGTCACTACTATGTAAGAGAAATTACTACAACAGTTAGAGAGTCTTTGAATGATCTAGTGGGTAATAGGGGACTTTATGAATCTGAACAAGTAACACAAGATGGTGGAGCAGATCCAAGTCCAGACTTGATGGTATACAAGATTTCACCTGGTAAGGCATATATAAAAGGATATGAAGTTGAGTTACTTCAAGCTTTTAATAAAGATGTTCAGAAACCAAGATCAACAAAAACTGTAGAAAATCAATCTCTAAATTTTGCATTTGGTCCTTCATTTGAATTAAATAATGTTACTGGATCACCTACTTTGGGATTTAATAATAGCAATACAATAAGTCTAAGAAGTGAAAGAGTTGGATCAGAAAAAAGACCATCTAGCACTCATGTAGCAAGTCCAGCTACTGGTACAAATAGAGTTGTTGATGCTGGTGCAGTTGGTGCTGCTGGTTCAGAAATAGGTGTTGCAAGATTATATGATTTTGCTTTAGAAACTGGTTCATATAACACTCAAAATGCTGCTATTAATCAATGGGACATAGCATTATGGGATTTGCAAATGTATACTACATTTCAAGTCAATACATCAATATCATTGACAGTTCCTACTCATATTAAAGGGCAGTCAAGTGGTGCTACTGGATTTCTTAGATACTCATCTGTAGGAACTGGATTTACTGCTTATGATGTAAAGGGTACATTTTTTCCTGGTGAAAGATTATCATTTGATGGGGTACCTGATAATGATAGATTTACAGTTGATGTTCATAATTATGAAATATCTGATATAGGATCATTATACTCTAGTGTTGGAACAGCAAATACTTTTACAGCAGATTTAATACCTAAAAAAATTCAAGAATTTGGTAGTGCAACTGTAGGTGCAGCATCTTCAAATGCTACTTTTCCTAGTGGTTTTTCTCAAATAACTAGTGCAGGTAATAATTTTGTAGGAATAGTAAGCACAGGTGATTTAATTAAGTATAAGAGATCAGGAAAAACATTATCTACAATTAATAAGGTTATTGGTGTAAGTCCTACTTCATTAACTGTAGTTGGTGTTAATACAGTTACTGGTTCTGTTGATGGTGGAATTCCTACATCTCAAGAGGATGTATCTAATCTACAATTAGTTGGTAGTCAAATACAAAAAACTCTAGGATCAGGAAATGAGGCTGATGATGAAAGTTTATACAGTGTTTTTCCTAAAGATAATGTTCAGTATGTTGATTTGGGTAATTCTTCTATTGTAATTAGAAAACAATTTGATGTAACTATAGCAAATAATGTAACTAGTTTAGTTACTGGAGATGATAGAGAGGTATTCTTACCTTTTGATGAAGAGAGATATTCTTTAATAGACACAAATGGAAATATAATAGCTATTGATCCTAGTAAATTAAAATTAACAAATTCTGGTGCAACAGCTCAATTTGTAGGATTAAGTCTTGCTAGTGGTAATGCAAAATTAATTGCAACTTTGCGTAAATCTAACATAGTATCAAAAACTAAAATTAAAAAGATATCTGAGAGTGTTAATATTATAAGGTCATCTAGTAGTGCCTCAGGTATTGGGGGAACAACATTAAATGATGGATTAATTCATGGTAATTTTGCTTTTGGTACAAGAGTTCAAGATAGCAGAATATCTTTAAATGTTCCTGATGTTAATCAAGTATATGGTATTTTTGAATCAAAGAATTTAGATGATCCTGAGTGTCCTAGTCTTACTTTGGGATCATTGGATGGTCCTAATTTAAATACAAGTGATTTGATATTAGGAGAAAGATTTATAGGTCAAACTAGTAACTCAGTTGGTATATATTTGGTTAAAAATAGTGATAATGGAATAGGTTTTGTTTATTTGAATAATAATGAATTTGAACCTGGTGAATTGATTGTATTTGAAGAGTCTGATATAACTGCAACTATTACTGTTTCTAATTTTGGATCTCCTAATATAACTCAAAACTTTTCTTTCCAAACAGGACAAGAAGCATCATTTTATGGAGTATCTAATATTAGTAGAAAAGCAGATGCTCCCATACCCACTCATAAATTAAAGATATATTATTCTAGAGGGACTTATGACACCAGTGATACAGGTGATATAACAACTGTCAACTCTTATAATGATTTTGATTATAGTAATGAAATAGCAGAAATAGATGGTACTAGAGTAACAGATATAATTGATGCTAGACCTGTAACAGGAACATATACTGTATCTGAAAATGCAAGATCACCTTTTGAATTTTTTGGAAGAGATTTTGATGATAGTTCTAATAGTGGAGCAAGACATAGTTCTAAGAATATTTTAGCTTCTGATGAGTCTATGACTGTCAAATTTAATTATTATCTACCAAGAGCAGATAGATTATATATTGATAAAAATGGAAGTGTAGATATAGTATATGGAACACCTGCAGATGAACCTAAATTGCCTCCTGAAATAACTGGAGCAATGAATATTGCCAACATTTTCTTACCTGCATATCTATATGATGTATCAGATGCAGAGGTAAAATCTATAGAATATAAACGATATCAAATGGCTGATATTGCTAAACTTGAGCAAAGAATTAAAAATGTTGAATATTATACTTCCTTAAATCAAGTTGAATCTGATATATTGAATAAGTTTGTGCCTGATGCAAATGGACTTAATAGATTTAAATCTGGAATTTTTGTAGATAATTTTACAGATTTAAAACCTCAGGATACTTCAGCTGGTGTTAGAAATAGTATAGACAAAGTAGAGGGTATAATGAGACCGTCTCATTATACTACTGCTATTAATATGCAAGTTGGTTCAAATGCCATTCCAGGAATAGGTGAACAAGTTGCTGAAGATGATGATTTTTCAGATATAGAAGGAGATGGTATTACACAAACAGGATCTTTAATAACTTTAGATTATGAAGAAGAACTGTATCAAGAGCAACCATATGCTACCAGAGCAGAGGCAGTAACTTCATTTGCTCTTACATTCTATAAAGGAAATATTGAATTAGAACCAGATACTGATGTTTGGATTGATGTTACTAATATGCAACCAAATGATGTCATGGTAGAGGGATCATTTCAAGGAGTTGCTGATGCTTTAGAAGTAGAAGTAACCACTACTGCTGATGGTTCTAGAATGGGTGTTTCTCCTATTGAGTGGAATTCTTGGGAGACAGTTGGTGTTAATATGAAGGTTGGATTATCCAATAAACAACAGACATTCAGAACTTCTACTCGTAGTGGAAAACGTAGATTTAGACCACGCGGAAGAAAAAGGAGATGTGGTGTTGGTGTAGGTAGAAGACAAATACTTAGATCCACTGAGGTGGTTAAAAATAAACTTAGAGCTAAAGGTGGTATAAAACTTGATCAACAAAGAACAGGATCACAAAAAACTGTCACTGAAAAAATAGATACAGTTTCTTTGGGAAGTAGAATTGTAAACAGAGACATAATTCATTATATGAGATCTAGGGATATACAGTTTACTGCTAAAGGAATGAAACCTTATAATAGAGTATTTCCTTTCTTTGACTCTGTAAATGTTGAAAAATTCTGTGTTCCTAAGTTAGTTGAAATTGAAATGATAAAAGGAACATTTAGACCTGGTGAAGTTATAAGGGGTCTAATGTCTAGAAGAATTAGAAGAAGAAAAAGAGGTGCTTCTCCTAGAATTAGATGTAGACTTGCTGCTCAAAGACATAAATATGGACCTCATAAAGCACCTACTGATGTATATGTTAATAGTCCATATGATAAGACTCCTATTCCTGAAAATTATAGTGGATCATCAACTCTATTGAATATAGATACAGCTTCTTTAGCATCTGATAAGAGACCACAATTTGATGGTTATATTGCAGAGGGAATGATTATCAGAGGTAGAAGTTCAAGAGCAAAAGCAAGAGTCAAGAATGTTAGATTAATTCCAGATCAAGTTGGAACAGTAATAGGAACTTTCCATGTTCCAGACTCAGCTTCAGGTGCTAATCCAATTTTTGAAACAGGAACATCAACATTTAAGTTAACAGGTAGTCCAAGTAATGAAAATGTTGTAGGAACATTTGATACTTCTGCTGAAGAAAAGTTTTATTCTCAAGGAACTATAGATGCAACTCAAGAGACAACTCTCTCTATGAGAAATGCTAAAGTTGAAACAGATGACTTTGTAGAAGATAGAATTATAGGAGATGAATTTGAAGCTGGCACTGATATTGTAACTAATGTCACAAAAAATATTACAAATATAACCAATATTACACAGAAAATAACTAATGTAACCAAGGTAACTAATATAACTAATATAAAAAATGTAACAAAACCTAAACCTGAACCTGTACCAGTAAGAAGAAGAAGAGGAAGAAGAAGAAGAAATAGAAGACCTCCTTCACGTAGGCCAACTCCAAAAAGGAACACATGTATAGATCCATTGATGCGCATCTTAATGGCTGATGGATCTCAGAAGAAAGCAGGAGATATAAAAGTTGGTGATATGGTAAAAACATATCATGAACAAGGTTTTGGATTAGGAGAATATGAAGTTGACTATGTAGATATGATACATGATGTTGAGAAAATTAAATTAACTTTTGATGATAGTGAAATTATTTGTTCTCTCTCACACAAATTACTTGTTGGTGATTCTTGGAAAGAAGCTAAAGATATGGTAATTGGTGATGAAGTCTCTGGTAAAAAATTAGTAGAAATAGAAAGGGTTGAAAATGGTGATGTTGTTCACCTTACAATTGAAGGAGCACACACATATATTTGTGAAGGACTCTTATCACATAACAAAGGTCGCGTCAAAAATAACAACGTTTGCAGCCCCAGAAGACCTAATGGTAGAAGACCTAATGGTAGAAGAAATACGTGTGGTAATAGAAGCAGAAGAACAGGAAGAGGTCAGGGAAGAGGTCAAAGAAGAGGTGGTTCTAGAGGAACAGCTGGCTCTAGAAGTAGAGGTGGAACATCAAGAGGAGGTTCTAGAAGTGGACAAGGTAGAGGTGGAAGAAGAGGAGGCAGTAGAGGATCTTCAGGATCTAGAGGTAGAGGTGGAAGAAGCAGAGGTGGAAGAAGAGGTGGAAGCAGAGGTAGAGGTGGAAGAAGAGGTGGAAGAAGAGGTGGAAGAGATCCATTAGCACAAACATTTACTATTAATGAGGATAATGGTATTTTTCTAACTGGATTTGATGTATTCTTCCAAGCAAAGGATGATGTAATGCCTGTTAAGTGTGAAATTTCTGAAACAGAACAAGGAATTCCTGCAGAGCAAGTTCTTGCATATAGTGATGTATATGTGGATGCAAAAGATGTACAAGTTTCTGATGATGCTAGTCTTGCAACTACTTTTGAATTTAAATCTCCAGTTTTTGTGGATGGATCTAAAGAATATGCATTAATTCTTAAATCTAACTCATCAAACTATAGAGTATGGATATCAAGATTAGGTGAAGCTGATGTTGGTACATTAGAGGATGAAACTGGTAGAGTTATAGTGTCTAAACAACCAGTAACTGGATCTTTATTCAGATCACAAAATGCTAGTACTTGGACGCCAAGTCAGTATGAAGATTTAAAATATGTTTTATATCAAGCAAAATTTGATCCAGAAGGTTCTGTGGTATTATATAATCCTAAATTACCAGAAACTTTAGAAGATTTACCTGATAATGGAGTAACATTTAAACCTAATAAAGTAAGAATTGGATTGGGTGCTACTTATGCTCAGACTGGAACTTTACCTAGTGATGGTGCTCAAACTCTTGAAGCACTTAAAGTTGGTAATACTGTATTCCAAGCAAACAGTAATGCTGTTAGTTTTGAAAGTGTTCCAAATGGAACTTTAGTTGGATTTGCTGGATCACTTTGTGCTACTAGTGGAACTAACACTGGTGCTGGTCAGACTACTTTAACATTAACTAATGCTGGTGTTGGATACACTCCAGCAGGAACTGCAGTTCCAGGTGGAAGTGCAGCATCTGATACATTTAATGATGTTCCATTTACTACTGTAACTGGATTAGGTCAGAATGCAAGAGGAAATGTTCTTGTTAACAATGGAGAAGTAATACAAGTTACAGTTACCTCTGGTGGTAATGGTTATACTGTTGGAGATGTTGTAACAGCAACACTTGGTAATGGTGTTGGTGAAGGGTTCAGAGCAACTGTGAACACAGATAATTTACATTCATTTAATGAATTAATATTAACAGATGTTCAAGGTGATTTTGATACAAGTTCATCTGCTTATTCACTAAGATATGTTGATAATATTCTTGGAATAGGAACAGTTATTAACTTTGCTGGAGGTGTACCAATAGAGGTAAAACCAACATCTACCACAGTTGCAGATGGTGATGATGGACTTCATCTAAAAATTAGAATGAAGAACCATGGAATGTACAATTCAATCAATAGGGTTACATTAACTGATATTGAAAGTGATATTGATCCTTCTGTATTAACTCAAGATTATAGTGCAACAGCTGATTCTTCTTTAGGAGTTCTAGTTGGATCTGGATTTACAATGTTTGAAGGATTAACTGTTGGTACAGGACAGACTGGATACATTCGTATTGATGATGAAATAATTGGATATACTGGTGTAAGTGGTAACACTTTGACTGGTATTACTAGAGGAGTAGATGGAACTGATCAAGAAGAACATGAAGATGGAGACTTAGTTTATAAGTATGAATTTGCTGGAGTATCATTGAGAAGAATTAATAAAACTCATGATTTAGGTGATGTAACTGTTGCAACTGATCCAATAGGTATAGATCATTATCATGTTAAAATTGATCCTACAACAGATGGTCTTAATAGAAGTTCTGCTCAATGGGATCCAACTGACTCAGATACTAAGTTACCAATTAAACTTAAAACAGAGGGATTTGGTGGAGGTCCTCTAGCAAGATCAACATATAATATTCCTTTCTCTATGATGATACCTAAATTTGAAACAATACAACCAACAGAAACAAGTATAACTGCAGAAGTTAGAACTATTTCTGGAGGAACAGTAAATGGTAATGAACCAGCATTTGTAGATCAAGGATTTACTGATATTCAATTAAATGAACCAAATTATTTTGATTCAGTAAGACAAGTATCATCTCAGATAAATGAAGATACTTATTCAACTGATTTACCAGGAAATAAATCTTTATCTGTTATACTTAATTTGGAATCTGATAATGATAACTTATCTCCAATGATCAATTTAGATCATGCTGCCATTACATTTGTTAATAATAGAATTAACAAACCAGTAACAAATTATGAAAGTGATTTAAGAGTTAATACTGTTAGAGAGGATCCTGATAGATTCTTCTATGTTACTAAAAATATATTCTTAGAAAATTCAGCAACTTCTCTAGAAGTCATTATAGATGGATATGTTCCTGATTTATGTGATCTTAGAGTTTTCTATGCTGTAAATCAAGACAAAGAATTAGATGATGTAATCTTTACTCCATTTCCAGGATATAAGAATTTGAATAATGATGGAAAGATAATTACTCAAACTAAGAGTGATGGTTTATCTAACTTGAAAGTTCCAAAAGTAGATCAGTATGTTCAAACACCAACTCTAGAATTATTCAAAGAGTATCTTTACAGCACTGATGATTTATCACCATTTAATCAGTTTAGAATTAAGATTGTAGGTACATCAACAAATGCTGCTGTTGTTCCTCAACTTAGAAACCTTCGTGCAACTGCACTTGCTTAATTATGTCTTTAATACCTGTAGAAAATCATCCTGGATTATTCAGAGATAGCACAACTAATGCTATTGTAAATAAAAATAACTCTGATTTTGATCATTACAATAAAACCAGAAATAGAATGCTTTCTAAAGAGCAAAGAATCAATCATCTGGAACAAAAGGTAGACAACTTATCAAGTGACATTGGTGATATTAAATCAATGCTTCAATCATTCCTAAGTAATAATGGCCAATAATACAATTACTTTTGATCCAGCTGCTGGAGTTTCATATAGTACTAATCTAACAATTAATACTGGAGCAAACTTCAAGTCAACATTTAAAGTTGTAAAACCAGATAAATCTGCTTTTAACTTTACTGGATATAGTGGATCATCTCAGATGGTTAAGTCTGTTGCAGTTGGTGC